GTAGCCGGTGGAATACTCGTTCTGTCCTCGCTGATTTACCCGGAAATCCGGATTGTCAAGCTCGTTCTTGCCGCTCAGCGTATTCCAGTATGCCTTCTCATCGGCTGTAACGTGGATATCCGCGTCAGCCGCATGAGCCTCAATGGCGGCTCTTGCTACATCGTCAGCACCCGAGCCGCCCTGTGCTGACGTCTTAAAAGGGCATGCTGTGTAATCGCTCCCGACGAGCATCACTGAACCCGTGCCAAGCAGATACACCGCTCCGCAGGCTCCGTAAATCGCCGCAGCCTGTCCCGCCGGAATGCTGACTACTCCGTCAGCTCCGGGCGTTACGGCGGGAGCAGTGGACGCGTACACCGTTGCAGTGCCGTCGTTCCTGAGCCAGGCGTTCGTCCCGCCGCTGTAATCTGCCCTGATTTCCTCGCCGGTGAAGACGATTGTTTTTGATGTCATGATTTATCCCTCCAAAAGTACCTTTTTGCCGTTGAAATACAAACCGTCTGACTTTGCTTCAAGCTTTTTGCCCGTCATGCCTAAGCTCCACCCATCGCTGGTGATTTTCAGCGTCAGGGTGGTTCGTGATTCTGTCTGAATGGCCAGGCTGTCAGGGTATACCTTGAGCTTGCCGCCATTGTAAACCTGAAGCGAAGTGTGGTCGATCTGTCCTGAATCGTCTGACGTGCATATGAATATAGGATATTCCGCACAATTGTCTACAACCAAACTACATGTGCCGCCACAATTGTCGTACAGTTTTATTGCGCCGTGCCCAGAGCCTTCAAACTCTATGCCGGTGTTCCCATACGCACCCAGCCGAAACCCTGTCCCAGTGCCCTGCTTAGTCAGGAAGGCTATCTTGCCGGAATCATCAGCGCCGAAGGATACTCCACTATCGTCTGTGACAGCCCAGTACTTTGACCCTGTTGTCTGGAGTTTTTCGGCAGTGCCATCGCCTTTTGCCTCCTGCTTGCTCTGCTGAATCTGACTATAGGAAGTAGGCGTAAAGCCGCTTGAACTGGACACATTCTCAAACCCGCCGCAGGTGACGGTCATGGAGCAGTTCCCGGATATCGCTATCTTGGAAACATTGCCGGTAATGGCAACCTGCTCTTCCTCATCGTAGACCTGAATACGGTCGCCGACATGCAGGTCGAAGTCAGGCTCTGCAAGCGTGAACGACATCGGCGTCAGCTCGAATCCGGTGTAATACTCGGAAATCTTCGTCAGATACGTTTCAAACATGGTATCGTCCAGACCGTAGCTTATGTACTGATTTTTGAGCACAAGCGTGTACCCGGCGTCGGTTCCCATCTCATAAGTCTTGTTTTTCTGCGAAGTTTTCACCTTTGAGAATACGACAGTTTCATCGCTGTAATCAAGCTCCATAAGGTCGCCGGAACTGTATTCCCGTGTGACTGTCTTGGAAAACTTGTCGATCTGGAGCTTGTTGACGTCGTTGATATACGCAAACCCGCCGTTCCATTCCGCCATTCCCGCCACAAGGTTGCGGCAGGAATTTGCGTAGATGTACTGAGTGTAATCCGCGGAAATAATACCGTTGTCCCACACACCGTTCAGTACGACGTTATCAAATGATACCTCGGAAGCAAGCCCGGCTTCAAATACGCACTGAGCATACACCGCCCAGAACGTCTGCGGAAACGTGTAATCGGTCGGGAACTCGGTGCCCAGCTTCACCATATCGTCGTATGCGGTAAGTTCTATCACGCCGTTCCGGCGCTTCGGAAGCTCCGTATTGTAGTAGCCGAAAAATTTCCCGTCTATCTCAAGCTTTACGCGGCAGTTCGCGAATGTGCCCCGGGAGAAACGCTGCGTATTGTTATCAATGAGCAGGTACAGCGTTTTCGCATTCACGCCGCCAAGTTCAAAGGTCTCGCCGGAGTAGCAGCTCGCCTCGTACTGAAAGTCGAACAGATCGTCCTCGGTCAGAACGATATCCTCCTGACCGGCTTTTGAAAAGGTAATTAAAAACACCTTTAAGCCTCCTTTATTTCTCGCGGAACTGCACAGTTACGCTGATATCTCCCTGGAACTTCCCAAGCTGGATATCCGCTTCGTTGATATCCTGCGTATGGCTTTCGACATGCATTGTTTTCGTCAGAAATTTGCCTTTCGACGGGCTGTAGTATGTCAGCATTCCGTAAGTGCTGGCGTCGATTTTGCCGATTGCGGCGCTTTCCTCGGCGGTCAGCCCCTCCCACGTTACACGGACGTCCTCTTTCCGGGCGATTATCTTCTTGGAGTAGGAACCGCCGAGGGTCTGTCCGCTGTTGGTTCCCTCAACGATACGCTCCTCAAAGGATATCCCCGGGGATGGTGTCGGCAGCGGTTCTCCGTTCCACCACATCATAAAACATCACCTCTCAAGTCATAAGCACATTTTTGCCGGTTTGAATTATCTTGCCATTCGTGACATCTACCATGACGTCCGCAAGCTTCTGCGTACCGATATAAACCGGGACGTTTACGATCTGGGACATCAGCTTTGTCGCGCCGCTCAGCACAGTTCCGGCTGCGCTCATGCTCTGGGCGGCGACAGGAGCAGTGGACAGCGTTCCGCCGCTCACCGCGGCAGCGATATCGCCGAGGGTTAGATCCTCGGTTCCGAGCTGCTTGTTCCAGCCCTCGACGAACGCTTTTGCGGTGTCGAATCCGACCTGATACATGTCGCTGGTCATGCCGTCAAACGCGCTGCGGAGCTTGTCCACAAAGTTCTCCTTGAGGCTGTTGACCTCGTCCTGATAGTATTTCGCGGATATTTCTGCGGCTGTCTTGTGGAGCCGCTCAAGGCTGTCGAAATAGCTGTTCCATGCCTGATCCGACATATTGAGCAGCTTAGACCCGAACTCCATGCCTTCCTCAATATCCATGTTCAGTATGGAGCTGAGCGTGCTTTCATCAGCGCCGCGCGCCTTGAGAGCGTCCAGCATTGCGCCGTATTCCTCAAGAACCTTGATGTTATCCTCAATGCTGTCAGCGCCCATTTTGTAGGTCTCGACATCATGCTCGGCGGTCGTGATGGTGAAATCACCCTTGACCGCCACCGTTTCCGGAATGGTCTCGGTGACCTTTTCGAACGTCTTGTTGAAGTCTGTAAGCTTAGCCGTCAGGCTGTCCCGCGCGGAAACTATCTTCTCCAGAGCGGACAGCGTGGTGTCGCTGGCGTCGTTCAGGAGCTGCTCCAGAGCGTCTTTGTTCGCCTGGATCATCTTCTGATTGTATTCGTAGGTCTCAAGGAACGCGCTGCGCCATTCGGCGGAGTTTTTGTCGAGGTACTTGTCCCGGAGCTTAGCAAGTTCGGAATAGTATTTTTTCTCCGTGATATGGTTGGTTTTCAGCTTAAATTCAAGCTGGGATTTTTCTTCGGAGTATGCCGCTTTCCGGGCGGCAATGGCTTCGGCGGCTGCCTGTTCCGCGGCTTTTTTGGCTTCCTCATCTGCTTTTTTCTGCTCCTCAAGGCGCTTTTCGTATGCCTTTTTTTGCTCCTCGGATAAGCTGTCGTAGTACTTCTTTATTTCGACGTTGACCGAGCGCCATTCGTCCGATTCGTTCTCAAGGAACTCATCGCGGAGCGATGCAAGGGTAGTGTAATACTCCTCGGCGGATATGCGCCCCATATCGTAATCGTATTTGTAGGATTCCTTCCAGTACTTGAAATCCTCGCTTTTCTGTTTCCAGTAATCGGGGAGGCTGTTAGCGGGTTCAGTCTGCTTGCTGCTGGTGGAGGCAGGGGTTTTTGTCCCGGAAGCAGTAATGCCGTCCTTGTAGGATTCTGACGCAAGGCTCTGCCATTCCGATATTGTTTTATCGGCTTCTTCTATGGCTTTTTGTGCAGCTTTAACGTCCGCCTCAAACTGTTGTCCTGCCGCCAAAGTGTTCCCGTAATCAGAAAATACAGTAGCTGTCGCTTTGATTTTGGCGAAGTAGTCATCGGAGTTTAGTCCGCCGTATTTTTCATTAAGTTCTTTTAGCTTATTCTCCGCATTACGCTTAATATTATATGCTTCAGCTGCCTCTTGCTCATATGCTGACAGCTTCACGGAAGCAGTTTTTTTCTGAACATAGGTATCGACCGCGTCTGTCAGATCATTGTACTTTCCTGTGAGCTGGTCTACGACCGTAACCTCATCGCCGAGAACGCTCTGAAGCTCCTGTGCCAGAGTTGAGAGTTCCTTCTGCTCGTCGGAAGTCAGACTTACGGCAGTGCGGAGTTCGTCGTATCTCTTGACCTTATCCTTCAGCACTGACATTTCGGCTTCGTTGTCGGCGATAGAGCTTTCAACAGAATCATGCATCTGGTCAATAGCGTCATTCAGCTCTTTGGCTGCGGATTCCGCTGTTCCGGCGCTGATTGCGAAACCTGTGAGGGCAGTTGCAAGCAACCCTACCGCAACGGCAATAATACCTGCGGGGTTCATATTCATAGCTGTATTGAGGGCAATCTGCTTTGCTGTGGCAACATCAAGTTTGCCACTAAGTACGGCGTAGACTATCTCCTGCGCTGTAAGCTCGCCTTTCAGCGCAGCGCTCTTGATTGCAGCCGCTCCCTGTGCATTTCCGAGCAGAGTGACCTGTAAAGCGGCGGTCTGCCAGCTTGCAATCACTTTTGTCAGCACATTCGCGGTCTTGAAAGCAATAACCGCAGCGGTAACACCGGTGACTGCCGAGGCTATAAGGTTGATGTTTTTGAGCAGCAACGTCAGCGTTCCAGAAATAAAGCTACCGACTGTTTCGGCAACAGTCTTTATTCCACTCGAATCCAATGCATCTGAAACACTTTGCGCGGTTTCGCCTATAGCCGGAAGAAGCTGCTCTGCAATTGCGCTCGTCAGATTGTCTATCTGGTTCTTAGCAACCTGTGTCTTTTCTGCGGTTGTATCCATCATAGTTTCCGCAGCAGTAGCAGCAGCTCCAGTGGAATCTATCATGGCGGTGATGTTGCTCTTGAATGATTCTGCATTGGAAAGCAGAATGTTTGCCGCTTTTGCACCCTCGGAAGAGGAAAACATATCCGACAGAGATTTTCCGGTAGACTGAGCATATTCATCCATGAGTTTGAGAACATCAGTAACGTCATATCCCATCGCCGAGATCTCGGAGATTTTTTTGCCAGCCATATCGGTTCCGGCAGTAGCAGCCTGCATTGCTTTTTCGGCGGTCGATCCGGAAGCTCCAAGCTCATTTATCATGGCATTGAGGTAAGTCGTGGTTTCGGCAGTTGCAACGCCGTTTGCCGTAACGGTTGCATACATAGCGCCGAGTTGGTCGAACGCAACGTTAACGCCGTTTGCAGTCGGGATCAGCTTACCCATATTTGAAGCAAGTTCATCGACGGTGGTTTTACCGAGATTTTGCGTCGTGATGAGAACATCCTGAACATGAGTAGCTTCTGACATCTCCATCTGATAAGCGTTTAACGCAGTTGTGACGATATCTATAGCAGTAGCAGTCTGGGTAAATCCGCCTTTTGAAAGATTTACGGTATTTTCAACGAATTCAAGGACGTTGTCCTGCGGAACGCCTGCTGATAAAGCAGAATACATTGATTCTGCAAGATCTGTAAAGGCAACTCCGGTGCGATTGGACATTTCTATAAGTCCCTCAAAGTATTTAGTTAAATCGTCCCCGCTCAGTAATGTACTTGCTTTTGCAAATGCAGTTTCATTGCTCATAGCCATTGAAACTGCATTGCTGGCAGCAGCCTTTAACGCCGAACCTAGCTTCTGTATTCCCTGCGTAACAGCTTCCGAGACCAGATTAGCCTTGATTATGTCGCCTGTCTTGAGCGCCGCATCTCCTGTGTCGGAAATGCCGTCCTCAAGACTTCCCATGGCATTGGTCATGTTGTCTGCAGGAGTTGTATCCAGCGCTTCCTGAATCGTATCTCCGAGCTGCTCCGTGGAGCGCTGCGCTTCAGAAACATCGTTCTGCGTGACGATACGGACATATCCGTCAGCCTGTGACATGCTATCCTCTCCTTCCTATCTTCGAGATAAAGTCCTGCACGGCGCTGCTGTGCTTATGCTCAGTCAGGGACATAATCTCCGGGTTCTTCCGGACGAATTCCTTTTCGCTGTCCGAAAGTTTCCCGGAACGCTGCCGTGAACGCAGACTTATGAGTGTATTAAAAAAGCAGTCCCTGCCGAGGTCGTCAAAAAGACTGCGGAACTTCCAGTAATGAAGATTTTCAACGGTGTTTAAATCTATGTTGAAAGTGCTTTTAAACGCCGTGTAAATATAAGCTGAATCCTTATTAAGATTGTAAACTATCTGCTGACGAGCCTTGCCGCCGTCAACAGATTCGCCGAGATTTAAAAATTTCAGCCCCTGCTCAATTGCAAGGGCTGTATTTTTCGGCGGATCCGGATAGAGGAGCGTAATAAGCACAGTCAGCTTTTCATGTTCCATGAGCCGCTCGTCCTCCAGTGCCTGAATTATTCGCAGGCATACCCGGAAATCTGTATTTATAGGTACCGCTTCGCCGTCGATCAGGACAGCCTGCGGCATTTGTTCAAGCAGGTAATTCACTTCATCACACCGCCCTGAACCGCTTCGGTGTAGTGCCTGATAAGCTGGTCGGAGGTCTGGGTGAAGTACTTTGCAGTTTCGCAGATGAAACGGATAAGCTCCGAAGGCTCGCAGCGCCCGCCTGTGAGGATCTTCGCTGTTCCCTCGCCGTAGATTCCATCTACCTGCTCGCCGAGGAACTCGGCAAAGCGGCGCAGCTCCTTTGCGTTCTCCAGTTCGGCGTTCGAAACGCCGTTCTTATCAACAACGACCTTAAATCCTCTGGGCTTGTAGTTCTTCAGATTTTCGTAGGTCTGGTAGAACCGTTCACGAACAGCAAGGTCTGTCGGGTAGAAGCTGATGTGATGTGTTTCGCCGTTGGCGGATATTTCGATATCAACCGGGGATTCGGGGGTCACGGTGTATTTCATTGTGTTCATAAAAGTTCCTCCTGAAAATGATAAAATAAACACCCCAGCAATTAAGTGGAGTGTTTAAATTATGATTACATAAGCGCAAGTATCCAAGAGATTATTGATATTATCACCCATGCGATGATGATTATTGCAATGATTCTCACATAGTTGCGTATTTCGCGGAGATAGAATTTTTCATCTTCTATCTGTCCCTGTTTAGACTTGATATTTTTGAAACAAAGAATAACAGCAGCGATTACTATCACTGCAACAACCATAAGGATAACCCACAAGGAGTTCGAATTATTGTGATTGGAGTTTGCTGATGTTGCTGCAACTGATAAAATGGTAAACATGACATTAACCCTCCAGATGTGATTTTTCTACATTATATCACACCCGGAGGATAAAGTCAAGCAGAAAATGTCACTTTACGACCCGTACACTGCCGTAACGCTGCCAGCCTTAACAGCCTTGCCTGCCGCGTCAGCCTCGACTACCGTGATTGTCGCCGGCGACCCGGTCAGGGTTATCGCGGTACCGGGGGAAAGCGTAGACCAGCTTGTAACGTCCTGCCCCTCGGCGACGGTCTGAGCGGACGCGCCGCCCTTGTACACATAATGATTACCGGTGCTGAGCTGCGGGGACACCAGCAGCACCGTACTGGTCGCAGAGCCGCCTGCGGTAGAAACGACCGTCAGCTCCTCGATACCGCCGTCACTGGTGAATGTGTTCGCCGCGCGGTCATATATACCGTATGTGCGGTCGCCCTCCCAGACGATGTCGAACGGAGCTGTCAGACCATCGGCAGCGGAACCGCCCCAGCTCTTGAGGTCGATCTTTGCTTCCTGCGTCCATGCCGCGAACTTTTCGTCGCCCTTGCTGTCGAAAATAGAGACCTCCATAAAGCGGTACTTGACCTCGTCAAGCTGCTTGTTCAGGCGGTCTATCTCATACAGTTCCTTGCCGAGCGCGGAATCCCTTGCAACGAGGAACGGTGAAACTGATGTTACCTGATTGCCCTTTGTGACCTTAGTCTTGGTCTTTCCGAGAACGTTCTTGGTCTGTGTGACCGTATTGTTGCGGGTACGCTCCATACTCTCGTTGTCCTCGCCGATGGGATATCATATCCCGTTGATCTGTATCAGCAGTACGCTGTATTCGCGCTCTACAGCGCCTGTTCCTGTGATTGCCATGTTAACATCTCTCCTTATATATAAACTGTAGCTGCGTTAAATAAACGCCCGTTACCCTATCCTCGGCGGTCTCGTCAAGACAGCCGGTCTCTATTACCTTGAGGCTCTGTCCGGTCTGATTCTTCGCCAGAGCGGGGAAGCTGCGCCGGTCATTCTGCTCATCTATCCAGCGGCAGAACTGCTCCAGAAATTCAACATTCTTTCCGCGTTCCACATCGCTGCCGATAGCCGTGCGATATGCGAACTGGAACGTCACCGTGTATATACGGTTGCCGAGAATATCCTTGCGGAAAGGAGCATTCGGAACCGTAGCCACACAGTAGCAGTCGTTATCGTCCACATAATCAAGGTAGACCGGAAGTTTCGGGTCGAGCAGCGGACACCCGGAAAGGTATTCGCAAACGCTGTCCATAACTGATTTCACGGCATCAGCCTCCTTGCGTAATTTTTGACTTCACGGACGATGGTGTCCTTAAGCGCCGCCCACATACGGTGGAACCACCGCGAACCGCGCTTTCCCTTGAGCTTTCCGTTGCGGTAGTACTGCTTATGAGCATACGGCGCGATAAACACCAGCTCGCCGCTGCCCATTCGGGAACCGAGGATAACGGATTTCTTCAGCATTCCGGTACGCATAGTGACGTATGGATCCATATGCCGGACAACTGTGTTGTCAATGAAAATCTGGAGTTGGTTAAAACCCTCCTCGGTGGGTGGCTTACCACCATTCCAGCGAAGAATAGACTTGCCACTGGCGGTAGTGAACAATACCCCTCGTTCGGTAGTAATTTTCATCGAATCACCTACTTTCCGGAAGCTTCCCAATGTCTCAAACTTGCGGAACCGAACCGGCAGTCACGAACCGCTGTGATTATCAATTTTTCGGTGTGCTGCCGTTCAAGTTCCGCTGCGCTTGAGATATTTCCACATTCGCCCCGGGCGATTATGTCGCCGGGGGAAAGCGTGAACTTATCTTCGGGGCAGCCGCTCCGGAACCATTCCGCTGCCGGCACAAGAGCAGGCATATCCGGAATCATGACCATAATGCTGTCGCTGTCGTCCTTTCCTGATTTGCCGAACGCGGCTCCGGTCGTGTAGTCCCAGAATGCTCCGTGAACTACCGTGCGGCGGAGCTTCTCCGATTCGCGCCCCTGCTGCGGGATCTTGTTGTAGACCGTGATGGTTTCTGTAAACCTCATTCCCGCGCCACCCCTCTGTAAAGCCACTCCGCAGGTAGCCACGCGCGGCAAATCGCGCGAACCATGACGGATTCAGATGTTCCCTCGGAACTGCTCGCCAGTGTGTAACTCCAGCTCCCCACGCTTTCGGACTGCTTCACCATGCCACCGTTGCCATCTGTAAGCAGCAGGCTGTCGCAAAGCTCGCAGCAGCACATTTTCAGCCGTTCATCGTCGGCGTTCCCGGCGGCGCGCCCGAACGTCAGGTTATCGAGATACGCGGAGGCTTTGGCGGCAAGCCGGAGGAAATCCTCCTGACTTACCGCCTTGCCGCCGTAGCTGTCGGTGTAGTAGGCGTAGTCAGCGTAACTCATGTTTTAGCTACCGCGCACACGCGGATAGAGGGCAGCATGTTGTCCTTTATCCAGAGGTCGTGGAACTTGCGGTATGCAATGAGCCATGCGTCAGCGGACTGGTTAGCGTCCGGGTCGATGATCTTAAAATTATCCGTCTTGGAAACGGCTATCGGCGCGGACTTCGGGCAGATTATCCAGTTTATCTGGGTCGCCTTTGCGGCAGGAGTGAAACCGCCGGCTTCCTGACCGCCGGTCGTGCCGTCGTTGAAGGTGTAGGCGGTTTTCATTCTCGCAGAGGGAACCGGAATGATAGGAATGCCGTTGAAGTACCTCACCTTGAGGTCAAGGCTGCCCTGCTTGAAATCTCCGGCGTTAATGTACTTGGTTATCTTTTCGCTGTTGTTCAGCATATCCGAAACAGTGATAGGCATGATGATCACAAGGTCGTCAGCTCCGGTGGCGTCCTGCGCCGCTGTTATATCAGCGGAAAGCGTGGACAGGATGGTGCTTGCCGCCGGGGTGTAAGTCCTGCCGTAGTTATCCTTTGCCAGAGCGTAGATCCTGCTGTAGCGGTAAGCGTCCACTTCCGGAATTACCTTTGTGCGCTGGAACTCGCTCATTACAGCGGAAGCGCTTGCAACGAAGTTTGTCTCGTCAACGTCCATCTTGTCGAGCAGGAACTTTCTGCCTCTGTCCTGGGTCAGGGTTCTGGTCTCGTATGAATAGGTGATAGCGCCCTGAACGTAGCCGCTGTCGCGGTTGTACTTGCCAAGACCGCTGAGCGACATCTTCGGGATCTTGACTTCATTACCGCCGGAATACTTGGTCTGTCCGGCGTTGTCCTCCATCCAGCCGGAAGTTGCTCCCTGCATCATCTGCAGGTCGAGTGCGGTCTGGAATATCTTTGCCGCTTCTATCGTATTGATTGCCATTATGGTGTCCTCCTTTACTTCTTTACGCCGATTCCGGCGAAAATCTGTTCCTCAAGGTTGTTTGCGCTGGCGCTGACGTTGCTCTGCGTACTGCCCATGAACAGCCCGGGCTTCTGTTCCGCTGCGAACACAGACGGCTCAGACTGCTTCAGCCCCTCGAGGTACTCCTTGCCGCCGACGAACTCGCCGTTCTCCAGCTTGAAGCCCTTGCCCTTGAATTCGTCCAGAACGGACTTGCGGACGCGGTCACTTGCGAACTTGTAGCCGCCGAACAGCTTCTCTGCGGCGAAATCCGCCTGCTGCGCGGACAGCTTAGCGTTGAGGTCGTCGGTGTCCTGCTTGTACTTTGCGTTCAACTCGTCGAGCTGCTTCTGAAGCTCCTCGGACTTGTTATCCGCCTTGAGCTTTGCGAGATCCTTGTCGCGGGCGGCAAGCTGCTTGGTAAGCTCATCAAGCTTTGTCTTATTGGCTGCGACATCGGCAGCGGGGACGAATTCCTTTTCAATGACCTCGGTGATCTGCTTGGTCTGGTCTGCGGTAAGCTCAATTCCGAGCTTCTGGAGAAGTACCTTTAACTTATCCATAAAAATCCTCCTTAAAAACAGGTAAAAAAATGTACCCTCAATAAGGGTAGCATGACTATGTGGTATGTGCAGCTGCTGACGTACCGGGGCGGATCGCGCTGATTGCAGCGCTGGCGCTTTCGCGTTGCGTCCGCGATAACCGCCGCCTGCTTTGCTTTACAGTATCGGTTGTTCTGGATCATGGGAACTCCTTTCGTAAAATGGGTATAAAATTGCACCCCCATTGCTGAGAGTGCATATCGTTATTTATGAAACAGGCTTATCAGCCTGCACCCATTGTTTCAGCTTTTCAACGTAGGCTTCGGCAGTTCCGTAAGATTCAGGATTATAGGGAGGAGCAGCTTTGCCGAACTTGTTATAGTATTGCATTATCAGGTCCCATGTTTCCTCCTTGGCTATTATTCTCAAATCAGTAACTGGCAATACCATAAAATTTACCTCCCTAGTTTTTTAGCAGTCATTGATATGTAGGTATCATAAATATCTGGCAATTCACTTTTAACAAATTCAAGCCCATCTGAATCATTAAAGCATTCAAGAGTAAACAAGTTAGCAAAAATTTCTTTTTGCTTCTTGCCAGCCTTTCCCCAGTATTCAGGTTCGTGACCAGCAGGTAACGGAATTGCACCATTAGAAACTGCGCTCATAATATCCTGAAGCGGAGCATTACACTTCAAAGAATCTGATTTCTTGATTTTATCAGCAATAAACTGATAGTCAATGGTCTCTCCGTATTTTGAAATTGCTTCTGTAAATGCCTGACGCCTATCCGATTTGAACATCTTGTTATCTATCCTATGAGCAATCTCATGGGTCAAACTCATATTCAAATCGTAGTTTTTGAGCTGAGGATTTGTTGGGTTGAACACAAACGCGTCAATATTTGAAGCATATCCCATTGTAATGTTTTCGTTGTCAGTTTCAAGATACTTAGCACCGTAGCTGTACTGCTTTAGTAACTTCATATGATTCCTAGGCACATCACTATTGAGAAACGTATCATATTCACGCCTTGCGGATTTCAAATCCAGCTTGCCATCAGAATAATGAGAAGCGAACAAATGTTCAGTTCCCATATAATTATACGAGCTTTCAATGGAATTGTCAAGTTTAAGCTGCGCCTTTTCAAATTCCCGCTGTTTCCGCGTGACCGCCCCGGTCTTGCCCGCAAGCCTGCGGTCATACCCGGCGACGTAAGTCCGCTCATACTGCGTGTAGCTGTCAGCCGCCTTGCAAAAATCCTCGTAGATATCTTTCTGCCGCCGGAGCTTTATGCTCGCAGCGGTAAAACTCTCCTCGTCCCCGGCAGCGTCGGCAACGATGCAGCGGTCTTTCTGCTTTCGCATGGCGCGCTCCATTTTCCTCATCTGCTGGGAAGCTTCGTAGGCTGTGTAAGTCCGCCCCTCATAGGTAAACGGCGGCTGGTCTATATTCTGGAGTTCCTCCTCTGTGTAAACCGGCTCGGATACCCCGAGGATTATCGGGAACACATCATGGCGGCAATTCGGCTCGCTTATGAGCGGCTTTATGATACGCTCATACTGCTCCTGCGTGTACTGCCGCCCCTGATACACCGCATGGGACGGTCGCGAACCAGAGTGCGCCGACATCTCCCAGCCGTCCGCGCCTAGCTCCTCGCCGTTCTGTTCGGAGATACGGTGCGTGACATGCGCCACGCTTGTAAGGAGCGTCCTTCGCGCCGCGACTTCGATACGGTCAGAGCGCCCGCTTTCGTAGTCAATGGTGCGCACGCCGCTTGCCGCCAGCTTATTGCAAGCCTGCCGGATCGCGGTCATGTAATCCGTCACGCCGGTCACGACCTTCATGTGCGCGGAATCCATCTCCCGGCGGTACATATCAGTCATGGAAAGGTAATACACGCGCCCGAGGAAATCGTGGTCGGCGAACCCCATCGTGTTTGTGAGGTTCTCGCATTTTCCGGCGGTCTCCGCTATCTGCGCGGAAATGAGCTTCTGGAGCTGTGCGTTTTCTTCCAGCGGAACAGCCGCGCCCTTGTCGACTCCGAGCATTTTGCGGTCGAACTCATCGGACTGCGCCGCAGCCTCACGGATAAGCCGGTTTATTTCCGCTGCGGAACTGCCGTTAATCTCGGCGATTTTTGCGGCGATCTCGTCCGTGGAAAGCCCAAGGCTCCGCGCGCGGTAAAGCTGATATTCCGCCGTGTCGGTTATCTGCGCGCCCTTTGCGATTCTTCGGGCGATATCCCGCAGGATAAACTCGGAAAGCTGGTCGTAAAGATCGGTCAGCTCCTGCGGCAGATTCTGAAGCTGTTCCGGAGTGAGCATTTATTCACCCCCAAAGGCTTCAGTCATAGGCGGGAGCATTTCACGCGCCCGCTCCGTAGGAACGCCGAAGTACCACGCATTGAAATCCTCGGCTTTGAGCAGTCCCGCCTGAACCATCTGGAAGCGGCGGTTGAACTCGGTTCCGGTGTCCTCAAATACGGAATCGCCGAACTCTATCGCGCATTCTCCGTCTTCGCACTCGAAGCCGTAGAACCGCGCCAGAGTGACAACGATCTGACTGAGCGCCTGCAGTACCGGGCGCAGCTGCCGCTGAATCTGGCAGACCGTGTTGTATGTAGTTCTGTCCTCGGACAGCACCTGCGTTGCGGTGACAAGTCCTTTCTGCGTATCGAACGAGAACGTTCCGGAGCTTACGCCTATCTGCGTTTCGTAGAAACGAAGCTCCTTGTTTATCTTGGCGCTGTGCTCGGTTTCGCGGATCTGCGGAGCGTAGGTCATTATCTGCTGTTCCATCGTGGAAGTACCGTCGCCGCTTATCCCAACAAAGTAATCATCGGGAATACCGCTGCTTTCCTTTAAAACGGTGCGGTCGGCGAATACCTTCGCGGACATCTTCTTAAATTCCGCGCAATACTCGGAATGCGCCTCGTCTATCTCATGCAGCGTGCCGAGAGAGTTCGCGAAAATGCTTATCGGAAGTTCGCTGTCGAGGTCGATGTTGTTCGCGTAGGGCGTGCGGAATGTCGCTATCATCGGAATATCTGAGAGAATCCGTCCTTCCGGAAGCAGAACCGCCCATTTCGGCACGGTCGCAAGCTCCACAGCGTGCTTTGTGCCGTAGAGATACGCCGTGTTCCGGACGGTATGCACGCCGTTCTGGAATGTGTGATGTTCCCGGCGCTCGTAGATTTTGCCGCGGTACCGTATACGCTCGAAAAATACGCCCTCGGTGACGTGCCCGTTCTCGTCCAGAGCCAACGGCAGGAAATCACGGCTGGTGCCGGAATCGAAAAACATCTCGCCCGACTGCACGAAATACGGCTTTATTACCGTGTAACCGCCTACAAGGGTCTGCTGAACTATCCTGTCGAGGTTCGGCAGGAGATTCTTCTGGACATGCCTGTTCAGCTTCTCGTCCGCGATCTCGAACTTGATTTCCCCGGTAACGAGCTGCGCCAGATACGCGGTAGAAGTATAAGCCACCGGCAGCGGCTTGAAATTCTTGTGGGTCTGCGTGAACGGAAGCTGTCCCTGAAACGCGTCCCACCAGAGGGAAGTCGCGGAGCGCATGGTCGAGCTTACCGCCGAATCTGTAATATTAAAATCGTCCACACCTGCTCCTCCTTTCCCTTTAAATAAGCCTTTAAGCGCGTTTAAAACGTTCATTAATCTCTCCTTATGAGCCGCGGAATGTATCTTTCAAAGCTGTACTCGAACGCGTCCAGCGTATCAATATCCGAGGTTCCGTTATCCAGCCGGATATCCTCGCCGACAACCTTGTCGTCGTACACCGCGCCCTGAAATGCTTCCCGCAGCGTTTCGCATTCGGAAGTCAGCAGGAATCTTTCGCCGCCCATAAGCATGGTAGTTGCGCGGATTCGGTCGATTATCGGGCGTTTCATGGAGTTCTTCACAGTCAGGTCGAGCGGCTTTATGTATTCCCGCAAGCCGGAAATCAGCGTCTGCTCGGCGCTGTCGGCGTAGATGTCCTCGATCCTGCCGAAATCCCGCTGAACGTCCTCGCAGAACTCGTAGATACGCTTGTATATCTGCTGCGGAGTAAGTCCAGTAGCGGGGACGCGCTCGCTCCGCAGGGCGACGAGCTTTTCGTAATTGTAGGTCATTCCGGTCGCGACCATAGCATGAGCCGAGCCGTTGCCGCCCCAGTCCACGCCGACGTTTATCATGTCCAGACGTGGGAGCGGTTCCGGCGCTGCGAACGCGGGAATATTGTCCGAGAATACCCGGTAAATAGCGCCCGCCGCGACTACCCACTTTCCGAGAATGAACCGGTCGTAGAACACTCCGGTGTACTCCTTTTTCAGCGCGGAAACGTAGTCGGCTGGGAGTGTTGTATTATCGTCAATACCGAAAAAGATGTTCAGCAGGTCGTCCGCAAGAGCCTCGTTATCGAGGTACTTTTTCTTTAGCCAGTGGGTAGGCGTGTCCGGGTTTGTGGTCGCGAACAGCTTTGCGCCGGGCGCAGACAAACGTGACAGCAGCATGACGAAGAAATCCTCTGGGAACAGCGTAAGCTCGTCGCAGTAAGCGCCGCCCAGCGTGATTCCTCGGATCTTATTCTCGGAGCGCGCGTCGTTCGCGCCCTCCAGCATTATCTTCCGTCCAAAAAGAACGCCCTCCTTTGCGGAGAGCGAGAATGTGAAGTTCCTTTCGCCGATAAGCTCCTGAAGCGGCAGCAGGCAGTTGCGCTTGAGAGTCTGGAGCGACTTCGCGGTCATCATGTACAGATAGTCGCGCGGGCGGGAAGCCACCCACAGCGCCCAGAGGATAAGCGATATCCATGTCTTGCCCGAACGCACCGAACCCTGTAAAACGGTCAGGCGCGGAAGTTTGTTCTGCTTGAACAGCCGCATGAGGTCGTTCTGCTTTTTCGTGAATGTGACTTTACCCATTTTTTAAAGCCTCCAGAATATCCGCCAGAGCGCCGTCCGCATTGCCCGAACCGCCGCCGTTTCGGCTGTAATCTCCGCTCTTCAGGTAGAACTCAATAGCCGGCTGGGACGGCGGAATGTGGCGCTCCTTAGTCTCCACGGTTTTCACTCCGTTCACGCACCTGATGGTGCGGTCGGTGACAGTGTAGCCGGTCGCCGCGCGCAGGAGCGCCTGCTCCACCTCGGCGGTCAGCAGCTCGCTGTTCTGGGACAGGAGTTCGTTCAGACCGCCGCAGCGGGATTTTATCTCGGCTATCTTCTTAGCGCGCTTAGCCTCGTTATTTGTGGACAAGTAAGCCTCCACAAGCTGCTGCACTGCGGAGGTCTGGTCTGTGCTGTTTTTTTCGCGCTCGGCAATGGCAGCGCCGAGGGCTGCTATGCTCTTTTTCTTCTTGCTCATGCTGTCACCTCTTTCACATACGTTTAAATGCGCTTAATTTGCGTTTAAGCCCGCGATTTGCTACTGGGCGGGGAAATTACCCTTTGAAGAATCTGCGTAGCTTACAGACGATTTCAGGCGGGTACTTTAAACACCCGCCCGAAATCATGATGATATAGCTTCGCCCTGTCCGTTCGGAATATGTTCCGCAGATATCAGGGGATATTCTTCGCAGTTCCGGAGCTTATCAACGGAACCACAGGCTGACTTTCTATCTCGCAGCCGAGGATAACCTCGTAGTGCCTGCCGTAGATCGTAACGTCCGCCACAGCGCGTTTACCGCGCCGGTTAAATCGGATTATCTTATGCTGGAAGCGTTTCAGGAAGCCGTCCATGATGTGCAGCGCGCCGCCCGAAACGTAGCCGCGGCTTATTCCCAGCGCGTGACCGTCATTGCAGAGGAATCTGATATATTCCTCCTCGGTCTGGCTGAGCTGCGAGCGGCTGAGTATCCGCAGCGTTCCATAGCAGAACTTGACCGCCTGCCAGATGTCCGGGGTCAGCTCCGCGTCGAGGAACACATATCCGCTGAACAGCAGCACTTCGCGCTGTACCCACCTGCGGCGGTGGCGCTCCTGAACCAGTCGGCGTGGAGCATACGCCGTGATGTTCTTTTCGGCAAGCTGCCGGACGACCGCCATCTCCTTGCCGGACTGACAATATATAACGTACATTATTCCTCCTGCGATTTGCTGTTGATGAACTGCACCAGCGAGCGGTACAGTTCCGGATTCTCCTTTGCCATAGCGTCGAAAATATCCTCTTTAAAGCTTTCGAACGCCACATTTTTCAGGTTCGCCGTCTTGATATCCGTGGAATTTTTCAGGCTTACCGCCCTGATCAGCGCCGTTGCCTTTTCGATGAGCTTGAGCGGGTCGGCTTCCTTGAGGGCAATTTCGTCCATCTGCTGGACTGCCTGCAATACCTTGTGGGATATCAGCCGGGCGATTCCCTCGGTGGTGTCGAGCTGCGGGAATTTCTGCATTTCCTCGGTCAGAGCGCGCATATTCTCGCTTGCAAGGCGAATCTCCTGAACGCTGGCGTTCAGCCCCTGCGCGTACCGGCAGACAGCCGCCTCGGACAGCGTGACGTTCGCAGTGTCCTGGACAAAATCGCAGACGTCACGGTAGGTGTAATCTCCGAGGATCATCTGCTCGACCGCTTCCTTGATGTCAGACGGCAGCTTGTCTATCTTGCTGTGCTTACGTTTCATGGCTCACCGCCTTATGCACGGATCGGAAATTTTGCCGTTCAGGAATGCTATACCCTTTGCGGTAAGCTTAGCCTCAAGGCTGTGCAGTTCCGCGTCGGCGAGGTCGGCTACTTCATTGTGGAACTCCACGTCACGGAGCTTTATGTAGCCGCCCTCGTTCAGATAATTCACGCAGTCAGCTATCTCCGGAGCGCTCACATCGACCTCCAGACCGTATTCCAGCTCACGTATGCGGACGTATTTTGTCCGCAGCGTATTTATAGCCCGAAGCACCCGGGCGTTGTTGTCGCAGAATTTCTCGCGGTGTACTCTTTCCATGTCCATCTATATCACTCCCTTTTGAGATCGTCAATCTTTGTTTCGAGCCGCGTCATGGTGCGGATAAAATCGGAGTTCCGCACGGTATTCTCCTTGAGGAAATCTATGTTGTTCTCGATTTTCTCGATGGATTTTTTCAGCTCGTTAAGCTCGGATTTGCTGGCGTACTTTTCGTCGGCGCTTTCAAGCTTGTCTTTGAGTTCATCAACATCGGAGCGGCTTGCGCGGCTGGCAAGCTTGTTTTTAAGCTCCTCTACATCGGAGTGGCTCGCACGGCTGTCCAGCTTATCAAAACTGCGCTTGAGGAAGAACGTTATCGCGCCCATGCCGACGGTAAGTATCATATTATAGATTGTGTCGAAATCCACGGTATCACCTCTTTAAAATGTTATTTTTGCTACGCATATTATACTATAAAAATGTATCTTTGTAAAAAGCGAAATCACAAAGCGAAACGACATAAAAAAACGGCTCACCGCGTTTGCGATGAGCCATAAATCACTTTGAAAGCCGTCTTACCTCCGACACCGGAAGCTCCAGTTCCCGGGCTATCTGCTCCGGAGTGTCGCCGTTCTGCCGCCTTGACCGGATATACGTAGAAATTTCCGGGGACGACACCAGCGATCGCGCTTTCGGTATCCAGATCTGTGAACCGCCGAATGTATCCACCAGCGCCTGGTAGTTTTCCAGCCCGATGATGTCAGCCACCTCCTGCTGGTCGGCGTTAAGGTGGCTCTTCTTTACCAGCATTGCAAGTCCCATGCTTATCACTCCTTTTCAGTTTATTCTGCTCTGAGCGGAGTATCCGCTTGAGCATTTCAATTATCTCCGACCCCTCCGCCCGTGTTACCCGGCTGAAAATATCCCTGTCCGGGCGGATTTCTCTGCCGGTCACCTTGGATATTACACCCCTCAGCCGTTCCCGGGGCTTGATGTCCGACGGAGAAATCTCGGCTATCCGGTACATCAGCTTGAAGCACATATTCTGCTGTTCCTCTGTAATGAGTTCCGGCAGCGGCGCGACCTGCGAGCGGTATTCCTCCAGCCGCCTGATGATGAAATCCGCCTGCTGTTCGGTAAGTTCCGAGATGTGGTCTTTAAGCGAAAACTGCTTTATCCACAGGTGGAGGTTGTCGTCGTTCCCGGCGCTCCGGTCGAGCAGTCCGGCGGCAGCGCCGAGGGCATATATCCGCCGGATCTGTTCCTTGGTCGCCATCAGGTCACCGCGATCTTGGTGGAGCTGTCCACCGCAACGCCGAGATTGATACAGCGGAGCAGCCGTGCTTCGTCTGCGCCGGACATCTCCGCAATGCCCCGGAACGTCTGCCAGACCGCCGCCTCGGCGTACAGGTAAGCGTAATCTCCCGCGTCCTGCTCCGAGAATCCGCCGATTTTCATGAGGTTGTCGCGGTCAGTCTCAAACTTCGCGCCTTTAAGTTTCTTCGCAAGCGCGGATTTCGCCTTATCTCCGCAGGGGAGCTGCGCAATTATCTCCTCCGGCGTTGACCTGGTGTAATTCCCGGTGAACATTCCGATGAGCATGCGCTCAATATCCTTGTTCTTCGGCTTGACCTCGGTTTTGACGGCTTCCTCAAAGATATCCGGAAACATCGCTCCCAGCGTTTCTTTAAGGTAATGCGGGTAAACTATTGTCAGCGCCTGCGCCTCGGTGTAGGTGACTGCCGCCTGAGAATCCGGATCGGCGTACACGGTGGACTTGAACTTTGTGTCAACTACATCATCGCCGCCGCGCTCCAGAAAATACGCTTCAAGCTCTTTCCGGCGGTCGTTGAGCTTTGCGATATCCGCCTTGATACGGCTCAGCTCCCGCACCTTGTCAACGATATCACTCATCTGCCGTTACCTCCTGATAAAGCTTTGTGGCGCACAGCGGACAGCAGAATATACCGCCGAACTGCTTGACCTTTTCCGCGCCGCCGCAGAAACGGCAGGTGTCGATGTGCTTTGTGATGATGAGTTTCCCGTCAGCCGAGGCGGTAAGGTCGATCGCAGTTCCGGCGTCAAGGTCGAGGTGTGCCGCCATGTCGCGCGGGATAGTCAGTCCGCGGGACTTGGTAAGCTTTTTAAATTTAATTTCCATGCTGTTTTATCCTCCTTTAAATGATGTTTAAGTAGTGTCATCCACGCCGAGCAGCGCCATCATATCGTCGAACCCCTGACGCGCGCCGTGTTTCCGGCGGGAAACGCCGCGGAACTCCACCGGAAAACACTTCTCAAGCACGCGGTCGTATATCCGCGCGTATCGCATGTCTGCGGGATTTTTCAGTTCTTCCAGCGTGAGATTCGTGGTGTAAATTACCGGCAGTCCCGCGCGGTAGCGGCTGTCAACGATGTTGTAGACCTGCTCCAGAGCGTAATCCGTGGAGCGCTCCGCGCCCAGGTCGTCCAGGATAAGCAGGTCTATTGCCGACAGGCGGCTGCAAAGGTCGCTTATACCGTTTTCGATGAGCTTGACAAGCGAGGTCATAACGACCGACACTCCCTGCGCCAATAGTTCGTTCGCAATGCACGCTGCCGTGTAGGTCTTGCCGGTACCCACGCCGCCGAACAGCAGCAGACCGCGGTTGTCCTGCTTCATCTGCTGGAATTTCGCGGCGTATCTGCGACATATCTCCACGCTGCGGGCGTTCTCGCCTGACTTGTCAGCAGTAGTGAACCGCACCGCCGACAGCGAGTTGTCCATAAGCGACAGCCGGCGAAGCTCGTTAGCGCGCATGTTCGCCAGGATAGATTCGCTGCGTTTCTTTTCTTCCTCTTTGGCGCGGGTCATGCATTCGCACCAGACCGGCACGATTATCTCCTCGCCGCTGACCTCAATACGGCTGCGCTTGAATCCTCCGCATTTTCCGCAGCGGAGCAGACCGTCCTCGCCGATGTAGTCGCCCTCCAGCGGGGGATTGCTCTGCATGTGCAGAGCCGCCAGTGATTTTACGAACGCTGCGCCGTTCACCTTATCCATAGTCATCAAACGGATTGCCTGACATCGGCGGCGCTGACGGCGCGGGTGCGGGAATGCTGTCCGAATACTGCCCCTCGGCGACCTTTACCAAGTTGCCCGGCTGCATTATCCAGTCGAAACTTGCACGCCAGCCGCGGGAGTTCCGCCCGCAGAGGAATGCGCTCTGAGCGGCTGTCCTGAACACCTGCTCCAGATCGTAGCCATCCTTCTGAGCCTTGACGATAGCGCGCCTGCGCTTGTCAGTCAGCCGCGTCGCCGGGGGAAGCTTCGAGCATATCCGGTTGAAACAGTCGAGAACCGCCTTGTAGTCGTGCGTGGGCGGGTTCTTCAGCTCTTTCAGGAACACCTGAAGTTCTTTCCACTGCGAGGGGGTCAGCTCTATGTCCGTGGAACGGTCATTTTCGTAGTCGTAAAGCTTGAATTTCATGCAATCACTCTCCTTTCTGCCGGGTGTATCCGGCGTAATCCCTGCTCTGCGTTCGCACGGGCTTGCAACCGTTTCCGTTCGGAAGCCGCATTAGGGCGGCGCAGAATAAAACTGCACCGTGTAAAATCAATGTTCACGTTCCACAAGGTAAGTAGCCCTCATATCCGCCAGATGAAGCATTACCGCCAGAGGATACTTCTCGTAAGCAGCATTCAGTCCCCGGTCGCCGCCCCGGAACGCGTTGTCGAACGCTCCCATGTGCCAGCGGATAGCCGCGGCTTCCTCGTCCGAAAGCTTGATGAACTTGCTTGCAAGGTACAGCGATTTTTCGCCGTGACCGAGCGGAAACTCATCGTCGAAAACATAGACCTGCTTCTCGACCCACGCGCCGTTCTCCTTGACGTTCCGCTTTTCCGTTCGGTAGCAGTTCGCCTTGCAGATGTCGTGCAGCAGCGCAACGATGATGGTGGTTTCAGGCGGATAAACCTTGCTGTTCGGGTCGAGATTGAGTTCAGCGCAAACATTTATGCTGTGCATAAGCAGTCCGCTCTCGAATGCCCCGTGATATTTTGTGCTTGCCGGGGCAGTAAAGAAGTCTGTCTCCTCCTGAAGATAGCGGATAAGCTCCTCAATACCGTCCCTGTTCGTCGTGCGAAGCAACTCTACAAAATCGTCCGCTAATTTTTTCTGTGCTTCCTTGTCCATAAAAATCCTCCTTATATTTTTCCTTGCTCTGCGTTATCGGGCTTGCAACCGTTCCGTATGGAGCCGCATTAAGGCGGGGGACTAAGCCCCGTGTTATTTAGCTGGTATGGCAGGGTGAATATAAATGACCCTGCCAGCAGCCATGCCTTGTAATCGTTCGGCGCTGATTTTGATTCTTGATTCAACACTAAGGAAAAGCGACAATTCCTCACTGTCGCGGAATACCTTTTCGGAAAGTAGCTTTTCGATTCCGACCCTCACTGCGTCGTAATTACTCACCTTATCCAGTCCGTCAAGGTAAAGCTTCAGAAATTCAATCAGCAGCTTCTCTTCATTCATTTTCAAGGAACCTCTGCACCTCGGACTGCCGTTCCGCACGTCCGATCCGTATGCCCTTGCACACGCCCTCATGGTACGACCGGCGGTCAACGGCTTTTCGCAGGTGCTTGTAGCAGGCGGAATATCCGAGCAGAGCCGCCGCAACCAGCGCTGCGAGCATGAATATCAGTCCAAGAAGCCGGCAGGGCAGCAGTCCCAGTGAAAGCGCGTTAGCGAGCGCCATCAGCTCAACGCCGCCGAGGAACGCAAGCATATATTCGATTTTCATTTCAGTAATTCCTTTCTTATCCGCTTGATGTTGCCGCTTATCTTGTGTTCCAGCACCAGCTCGTCCGGGGTGTCCTTGCAGACGAGCCAGTTTTCCGGATTCAGCCTGATGGAAGCAATGCTCTGCTTCTGGCGGCGGGTGGGATTCTTTCCGTGCTTCATGCCCGCACCGCCTTTTCCGCGCCCTTGAGGTCAAGGTGCATCATCTTCGCCATGCGGACTATCCCGTTAAAGTCGTAGTCGCCGGAGTCAAAGGCGTTCCCGAACAGCCGGACTGCTCCACGTATTCCCTCGGCGGTCTGGGCTACCTTGTAGAGGAGCGTCAGCTCCTGCTCCCTGCCTTCAAGCACCGGGAACAGCATTTTGATATCCTCGGGCTGAACGTCCCCGGTGCTTATCTGCTGCCGCTGCCATGCGCGGTTCGCGACCTGACGGTACTGCTCCCGGGACTTGCCCTCGATTTTCTCCCGTATCCCCTGATTCCCGACCAGAACAACGCCGAGGGTCTGGCGGCGCTCTGCGAAGAAGTCTGCAAATGAACGCAGCGTTTCGATACTGCCGTATGTAAGAAGCTGCGCCTCGTCCACTGCAACGACCATTCCGTCATGAAGTTTCGCCGCAATGCTCATCCACAGGTCGTCCCGGGACTGTGTGACCGGAACTCCCAGGTTCAGAGCCAGCAGTTTCAGCACTGCCTTTGTGCTCTTGGTGCAGGGATTTATCGTTATCATCACGCTGTCGTGAGGGTGATCCTCTATGTACTTGTGGAGCGCCTTCGTCTTGCCGACTCCCGCGTCCCCGGTCACGAACGCAAACCCGCCCTTAAGCTGAGTGTTCCGCACCGTCTTGTATACCAGCGTGGATATCGAGGTCGGCGCATATTCTACCTCGCTGTAGGTCTCGGAAGCCGCCGCCTTATTCTCAAAATAGGCGTATATCTTCTCGAACTGATTGTCCCAGTTCCCGGCGTAGTACCCCTTACGTATCTGCGACAGTGCCGAGCCGGTTATTCCTATGCGCTCGCAGAGCTTCGCTTCGGAGATTCCAAGCTCCGCGGCGGTTGCCGTTATCTTTTCAAGAGCCTCGCGCTGCTTCGGCGTAAGCTCCCTTATCACTTTCTGTTCTGCCATGATGTCAGTCCTTTCTGCGGCTCGCCGCCGCTGCGTTTAACTTATCCAGAATATCAATGTTGACGGAGATCTCGCTTATATCTCCAAGCGCCGGGGATTTCTCCAGCTTCTCCTCAGAGAATACCGAGACGAATTTCGCAGGCTTTTTGAATACCATGTCCTTGCTGCCCTCGACCGAGTTTCTGACCATAGCGGCGAAAATGTCGATACGCTTGTCGGCGTCCACGCTGTCGAGGATTCCGCGACCGTATTCCCGGACGAGCTTCTTGCTCTCGGCGATCTGCTTCTCGGCGGTGGCGATATCTTCGCGGTGGTTGGTAAGGTAGTCAACGAGGAGGTCGTCGTCCAGATTCCACGTCCAGAGGTACTTGTCCGTAGCCATGTCATACACGCGTACGCTGCGGAGATCCGCCGGATCGTAGCGCACATACACCTTTTCGCCGATGTGCAGCACGGTGTCTGCGCCGCGGTACCACAGCTTTTCTCCGGCGAAGTTGATGTACACGCCGTTGCGGTTGACCGCCTGCGGCTTGCTGACGCGTTTCAGCAGCATTGAGAGGTTAGCTTCGTCCGCTGTGCGGAATACGGTGTCCTGTATGCTGCTGTTCCAGACCTCGAACCGCCTCATTCCCTTGTAGCGGCGTTCCTTGCCACCATATGGAGCGGCGTTGAAACAGCCGTCGATGTAGGAATCCAGCGCTATCCGTATCTGTTCTTCCTCTGGAATAATTCCGTGCTTCAGCTTGTATTTCAGGCTTTCCGGGCGTTCCAGAATCGTGCCGCCGCAGAACGTGGGAATACAGCGTGAAAACTGATTCTTGAAAGTGCAGAACGTGCGCTCGATGGGCTTCGCCTTTGCGTTCCGGACGATAGCGTTGTGCATTTCGATTCCGAGGAACTGCAAGATGTTCGGCGGCAGAGGATCCTTGTTCCAGTCTTTCCGGCGGCGGTGTCCGCGTCCACCGATATCCGATACAAGGAACTCGGAACCGTTGTCGAAGTAGACTGCTTTCGGAACTCCACACCTCAGTATTCCATGCCGGAGCGCCAGTAGCGTGCTGTCGCCGGAGGGCGCGTATGTGAGGTTCCAGCCCATCATAGCGCCGGACTTGGCGTCCAGGAACGCTGTGAGGTACAGGCGGCGAACCTTGCCGTCCTTTCCTGCGGTGAAGAAATCGAAAGTGTGGTTATCCGCTATCCAGACATCGTTTGCGTGGAGGTCGTCGTAAAGTCGCTCGACATACGGCAGGCACTTGTCTGAGAACGCCTTGTCGCCGTTGCGGAAGTACATTCGCACCGCATACGGTATATCTTCGGCTCTGCGGCGAAACGTGCGCTCTGACGGCATATCCGGCAGACTTTCCGGGTAATGCTCCTGCACCCAGTCCCGGGTGAATTTGTAGCAGCTCGTTATCGGAAGGCACTGCTGATCGAGGTAGAACCGGCTGAACGCGTTCAGCATGAACTCCGGAACGGTGGTGGTTCCCTTGTTGCTGCCGCCTCGCTTGTCGATAAGCCCGGAAATGTCCGAGTTCCGGTAAGCCTTGAGCCTGCGGTAGAGGATATCAGTGCTTATCTCCAGGTCAGGGTATTTCAGCCGCGCTGCCTGAACGTACATCTCGTCGATCTCGCCCTTGCTGTACTGCTCGTAGCTGTCCCGGATAGTGAGCCAGTCCTTGATGATTCCTGTCCAGAGATACAGCTCGCTGCGCTGCTTATCCGTAAGATCGTCCAGAGTAAGGCGGTTTTCAGCTGGCTTTAATGGGGCTTTAACAGCCTTTTTAATCGGTTCCAAGCCGAGCGAGCGGCGCTGCTGATTTTCCCATTTGAGTTGTAAATCCTGCGGCAGTGCTGTCAGGGGAATTATGTATTCGGTGCGGTTGTTCGCAGCGTTTGCTTTAACTTCAGCGCTGATTTTTCCGTCTTTAACGCATTTCTGAACATACTGTAAACTGCACCCTTTTAACTGAGCAGTCTGGGCTGTCGTTAAATAGGTCAAAGCAATTTCTCCTTTCTGTAAGAATTTTACTTGACAAAAGCACTAGGCTCTGATATACTTTAGACGGAGCCTTAGGGTCAAACAGAAACGATATTCCGTGCAAAGAGTAGTCGTTTCTGCCGAGGCTCTATTTTTTATGCTCCGACCTGCCATCATCAGCGCAGGGCGGTCATTCCCTGCGGACGAACAACCCGCTGCCGGGCTGCTCGTTTCGGCTGTTTTCATCTACTTGGTTACTTTTTTGATTTTAACGTGGACAACTCTGTGTCCTCGTCCGCTAAAATTCTGAGTTAATAGCGGTTCCTTTTCTGACTTTGACTCGTCTTTGAGCTTTGAAAGATGTTCAGAGATAGCTGATGAAATTTTAGTAGTTTCTTCAAAATCAAAATCAGAAATATAGTCGATTTTGGAATCGTCGCTTTCCTCCTGCGGAGCTGCTTTCTTTCCGACCAGCTTTTCGTGTTCTGCGACCATGTCCTCAACCAGAGCAGAGGCATTGCCCATTGCCTCCTGTATCTCGTCCAGAACGCTTCTGCAGGATTCCACGCGTTCCTTTGCACCATCAAGGTACCAGTTGAAACTGTCAATCTTTTCTGCTGCGTTGTCCTCAATGATGTTTATGGGGGCGTTATCCTCAAACCACGGGAAAGCCTTAGTGCAGAAATCCCACTCGGCGTCCTCCTTGTTCGGCAGGTACTTGCCGTCGTACACATCGTTGCCGTTCTCGGCGGTATGCCATACAACGTAGGGGTCAGGGGCGGTCTTGGAATGAGCAAGAATCATTCCGTTAGCTACCATCAGGACGGTGTAGCCCTGGATTATGTCGTTGTTTCTTATCATGGTGTACTCCTGTTCTGTTTTGCAATCGATTGCAAAACTCTTAAAAATCTGTGTTTATATTGTCGTAAGGACTGCACATTTCGTCTATCATAGGCTTATCAGAGTTGGAATAACAGCTATTGTAAAGACTGACAGTCCTAGGACGGCGTGTTTGTTTCCGTCTCTCGTTGGAAAGCGTTGATTCCATATTGCGAAATGCAATGTAAGAAAACGGCACCTCTTTAAGGTCTGGTCTGAGAAAACGAATTTTGACTGCACGGAGATATCCGAAAACCACAGTATCATACCATTCATCAAACGATAACCTCTTGATTCTGAGAAATTTCCATATTTCAGAATGGTTGATTTCTGCGAACTCGCGCTCTTCATCAGTCAAAGGTTCTGAATAGTCTATTTTCGCACCATTTTTTCCTTGAGGAATAAGCGCGATTTCAATACCTGTTTTCTCTGCAATTTTTTTCCGTGCAACAGGTGACGGCTTGCTCCTGCCGTGTTCATAGCCTATGATAGTATCGTAAGACAGCCCGACTAACGAAGCAAATGCCTTTTGTGTAAGCCCATTCTTTTTTCGGTAGTCTTTGAGCAGATTAGAAAAATCTGATTTGCTTTCCATATTGCTCGCCTCAGTCTACAAAGGTGTTGCGTTCGAAGTCGAATACTCCGAAATACTCGTCGTTCAGGTAAACGTTCGCCCTGTTCTGGGTGGGGCAGGTGATCTGCAGTTCGCGGATCCGGCGATAGCCAAGCTTCTCCAGAGCGGCGGTAACTGCTGCGGTCATTTGGTTCATGCTCATGGTATCACTCCTTTCACCACCGGACGCGCTGTACTCTGGCAACGTCCTTATTCTTATGGAGTATCCTTGCGGCAGTCAGACCGTTTGTTTTCACGGATACTCTCATCACGTTCCCGACTATGTCAGTCATTCTCCAGCCTTCGCGTACAGCTCCGTGCATTGTCTTTCCGTTGTAAACATGCACCTCATACTTCTTGGTCTGAGCTTCGAGCCGTTCGCCGGAAAAATCCTCGAAACCATATCCGAAAACTGTGCCGTCCGGACGGTAATCCTTGTACTCAGCTTCGTAGTAATCGTCTCCGATCTTTCTGAGCCTGCCGTAAATGCGAATGGGTTTATTCATGAAACAGCCCTCCCTATCATTTCGTCTACCGAGCAGTGGAAGAAATCTGCGGCAGCGACTACTATTTTGAGCGACGGCACCTTGTATCCGCTCTCAAAACTTGCTATATTCTGCTGTGTCGTTCCGATTCGCTCGGCAACTTCCGCCTGCGTAAGACCTTTTTCTTCGCGTTTACGCTTTAAAATATTGCTAAACAGCATTTTAAAACCTCCTTACTGTTGATTTTTTAGCCACGTTGTGGTAAAATGTATTCGGGGCAGTATGCCCTTGCATACCCCTGTCGGGGTATATACACATTATAATTCTAAAAATCAGAATTGTCGATAGATAAAATTCCTAATTTTAGAATTTAGGCGTTTTATACAAAAGGAGTGTGGCTTTTTTGTTTTACGACCAACTGAATAAACTATGTAAGGAGAATAACACAACTCCTACAGCTTTCATTACAGATAAATTAGGGTTAAGCTCATCTAAGATAACCGCTTGGAAAGGGGGGGCAATTCCGAAATACGGAATTTTACAGAAAATATCAGAATATTTCAAGGTTCCGGTAAGCTATCTTTTTTCCGAAGATAATGATGTAGTAAAGCCTTGCTTAGAAGAACGAGAGATTGAACTAATTTCTTTGTTCAAACAACTAGATGAATACGATAAAGGAAAAGTCTTCAGCAAAGCAGAAACTCTCGCAGAGCTTGCCGCCGAACGGGTTGCTGAACAGAAAAAAGAGAATAAAACTGAGCAGAACGATGTTATAGATAAATGCTTGCCCCTAAACGGTACTTGTGACAAAACATACTACAACCGTGCTGCTTGTGCTGGAACAGGATTATACCTTGACGAAGCAAGCGCTGAAACAATAACCGTCCGCAGCACTCCGGAAGCACTAGCTGCTGACTTTGCTATTCCTATATCCGGCGATAGCATGGAGGATGAATATCATGACGGTGATATCGTTTTGGTGGAATCCTGCCCGTGTGTTCGCAAAGGAGAGGTCGGTATTTTCTTAATTGACGGAGATGTTTGCATTAAGGAATACAGGGGAAGATTCCTAACTTCCTACAATTCCAAGTATTCTCCAGTAGACCTCAGCAAGCACGAAAGTGTGTTTTGCCTTGGAAGAGTAATAGGAATTGCAGAACCCATTGTTTAAAAAAGAGGTTTTTTATGAACGGATACGATGAGACTAAATATATCAGTTGCAAGGGATGCGGTTGCGAAATAGAAGCTGATCAGCGTAAATGCCCCTATTGCAAAACCATAAATTTGTCAGCACCAAAGAAAAATTCAAATAAGCTGTTGGTTATTGTTCCGACAGCGCTTTTGGTTATTGCTGCTGTGGTGGTATTTCTGATTACTTCTCATGCCGGAGGAAATGATAACATTCTCAATCCGGATAAAATCAAAATATTCACTGTTCTCAACGATTCTGGAACAAAATCTATAGGAACCAGAGCCGAACTCACAATTGATAAGGACTCCGCCAAGAGCCTGTCCGCTCAGGAATTTAACTCATTCATTGAAATCGAAGTTTCAGGGAGTGAGTATAATTGGTTTACCATTGATTTTAGCGATGGGACAGGCATTGTTTTCGCAGGCTGCGACATTACATTGTCTACATATGGAAAGATTGATGACGAAGGAATGCTTGAATCATCAATTGGCTGTATTAAAAGGGTGCAGTCCAGAGATACTGTGTTATTTGATTACACTCCATTATCTTGAATTGGCAATTATATTTTTAATAGTATAAAAAATTGCACAAAAAACGGCGCGGATTAAATGTTTCTGCGCCATTTTTTCGTGTCAGCCAACAAGTTGGTTGATAGGGCTTGTTTTGTTGGTTGAGTTGGTTGCTACAATTTACACAATATGTATTAATTATACATATAGTTTAAAATGCATTTAAACTGCATTGATAGCTTTAAACCGTATTATACCGCCGTTTAAACATTTCTTTTAAACTCTTTAAACGCCCCGTAAACTTTTCCAGCCGCTCCCTTGTTTCGTGCATTTAACAGCAAAAAAGCGCCGAAAGTGATTGACAACCACTCTCGGCACTTTTTCTATTCACTTGCATTCCTTTACACTCACAAACGGCTCTATTACGCCATTTCTCCCGGTCATTGACGGGTTCTTTCGGTTTCTTCCACCTTATTTCGCGTCCCCTTGTTTCCTTGTCAATTAACAATTATCTGCGTCAGCAATGGAACATTTTCTGTTATTCCTTTTGTGAAGTAGCGCTGATTTTCAAACATTTGTACACCTCCTAAGTGGCTCTGTTATGCGATTTTAAGGTAAAACAAAATCCCCGCAGCCTTGAATTTACATCACAACTGCGGGGATTCATTTTTACACAGAAAATCGGTGCAGAATAAATCGTAATAAACTACTTCTTCAGCCGGAAATCCGTGCTGTCGAGGCGTTTCATTTCACGTTCTGCGTCGT